TCCCCGGGTGCGGCCCCGTTCGTTCAATACGGGGCGTTATAAACGCCTTCCTGCCCGCCATGAGGGTTGGGCAGGGCCGTGCCTACGCGCCACGCCCCGCAGTTCCTCTACGCGCCGCCCGGGTGGTGCTTGTTGTACCCCGCGTGCCCGGACTGAATGTCGGCCCAGACCTTCGTCGCCAACGACAGCGCGTAGGTGGGGTCGCCGACCGCCGCCTCAAGCTCGGGAAGCACGGCGTCAAGAAACTCTGCCGGGGCGTCCGTGACGCCCGCGAACTTCGCGCGCAGGTCGGCGGCCAGAGCCTTGATCTTGAACAGCACCGACGCGAGGCCGGTGATCACGTCGGGCAGGGACGGAAGGTTGGACGGCATCAGTTGCCCCCGATCAGGTTCAGGCCGAGCCCTGCGAACAGGTCCCACCCGTTGACGGTGTCATAGGACACCTGTGGCTTCACGTAGATCAGATCGCGGTCGCCGCTCTTGACCGCAACCCACGCGAGGTTGATCCCGGTACTCCACGACTCGCTTGCAGGTTGTAGGGGGTTCTCGTTGCCCGACAACCACACGCGGTCCACGGCCAAATATGCGGCGATGCGATCGGAGGGCAGGTTGCCCACCACGCACGCACGCGCACCCGCAGTCGTGCGGACGTACCCCCAGCGCACGTCGTCGCTGCACTTCACCGCCAGCGACAGCACGTCGGTCAAGCTGTACGAGCCCCACGCGCCCACACGCAGGCCGGTCTGCGTTGCTCCCCCCAAACTTTTGTATGACACGTACCCGCCGTCCACCCCGAGGGCCCCGCGACTGAGGGACAGCACCGGGCGCACGTCGTCCACCGTCGCGGGCGTGATCGGTGGCGGTGTCTCCGAAGCGTGCGCCGTCACAGCCATAGCGAACGACGCGACGAGGACCACCGCGACCATGAGGCCGACGAGCGTTGAGGGCTTCACGTCCGACCGTTTGTTGATTTGCTCGAGCGTCGCCGGTTGGAAGGGCGGCTTCCATCCGAGACTCACGAGCACGAAGCCGAGGCTGCCCGCGATGAACATGGCCGCACTCAGGCTGCCGAGGCCCGCGACGTTGATCTCCACCGGCCACGCGAGGTACTTGCCCGCCAGAGCCCACAGCAGACCGATGATCAGGAACACGCCTTCAGGCGTGTCGGTGACGGAAAACAGTTTCTTCAGCACGAGTCACCTGCCTTTCTTCGCGGGCAACGCGCGCTGCACGCTGTCCACGTCCGAGTGCAACCGTTCCAACTCGCGCGTCACAACCGACGCTTGCTCGCGTTGAAACGCGCGCGTTGCCTCGGCGTGTTCGCGGATCGTGGAGAGGATCTCGCGGACCCCCGCCGTTGATTGACTCTGCACGGAGCGAACGTCACGACCCACTTGACCCACCTCGCGAAGCACGAGCATCGTGGAGTCTTGCACGGATCGCAACCCCGCGTCGCGCAGTCTTTGCTCGCGTTCGTGCAACAGCAGGACCCCAAGGACCGCAACCGCCACGAGCAGCAACAGCGAAACCTCTTGTCGTGCCAGCATGGAGCCCATCTTATCCCTCCCCATCCCTCCCGGTTGAGCGATGGCGTTCCAACCACGCGATCCGATCCGACAGGTCACGCCCGTTCGGGTGCAGGGTCACGTTCGTTACGTGCTTATTGAATTCTGACGACAGGGTCTCGTGCGCTTTGACCAGCGCCTCCAAGCGCGCAATCAGGATACCGAACGAGACGAGCGTGCCCCCGATCGCCACGAACACGAGCAGCGTCTGTCCCCACGCAAGGACGGGCGACGGATCAGGCATCGTCGGGTCCTTCGGCGAAGCAAAAGCGGCCAACTCGTTGCTCAGGCGAACACGCTTGCGCGTGCCCGAGGCTGGTCCGTGCAGGGAGTCCCAGACCTCGGATTGGCCGCCGCGTCATGGGTTGCGCTTCAAGGACAGGAACGCAACCACGCTGTCCGGGCCGTAGGGGCCTGCGGGCACGATCGCCCACGCCCTGCCTTCGAGTGAGTCCGGCAGCACGCACGTCAGGGCATACCCGCCACTCGTCGCGTGCAGGCTGTCCACTAACGGCCCGGTGAATAACAACGTGCCGCGCAGCGTGTCCCCCGGCACAGGGGTGTGGTCGAACGCGCCCGCGAACACCGCGCCCGCCTCGTAGTGATCCGCGAGTTGCCCCACGGGGTGCGCCTTCATGTAGGCGCGCAGGTTGCACGCCACGTTGACGGGACCGTGGCCCCACACCAAGCACCAGTTGCCGTTGACGCTCCTGTACCAAATCGAGTCCGGGCGAACTTCGACGACACTCACGACACCCACCGCCTGCGTCGTGTACGGCACGCCGCCGCACCCGACGACCAGCCACGCGATGAACACCATGAGGATTGCGGCGACGACGCTCGCGATCACAAGAGGCCAAAACGACTCCTCGCCCTCGCGCCTCACGGGTACAGCACCTCGGCGGGCAGGCAACTCACCGTGATCTTGACTGCGTTGGTGAACCCCGAAGGCGTCACCGTCGAAGGCATCTCGACGAGCGCGTTCGTCGTGTCGCGCAGGGAGGCGAACTGCGCCTGACTGATCTCCAGCGTGAAGCCGTACACCGCCAACGTACCAACGCTGATCGGGTCCACCACGGGTCCAACAGGGGCGGCCATGTCGTCTCCTACGGGTGCGCGGGATTGACGAGGGTGCTGCGCGAGATCGACAAGAACAAACTCTTGTTGATCCCCGGCAACGTGAACGGCATTTGCAGCAATTCGTAGATGTTGCTGTCCATCAGGTCGATGTCGTCGGGGTTGTTCAATTGCACACGCGCGGTAAACCGGATCGGTTCGTCAACGGCGAGATCGCACGACAGCACGAGCAGGTCCGCGGGCGCGCTGGACACCGTGGCGATTTCCCACGTCACGTCGAGGCGCACCTTGCTCACCCACACTTCGTTGCCCGCACACGTCACTGTCTCGTACCCGGCCAACAGGTCGTTGATGTCCTGCGGGTGCCAAGAGCCCGCTCCCGGGCGCGCAAGGTTGTCGCCCGTGTTATACGCGGTCCAAGTGGTGTTGAGCGTGTGATTGGTACCGACCACCGAGGTCGCTCCGAGCTTGATCACGCCACGGAAGGTCGGGGCGCCTGCGGACGAGCGCGCGCGGTACGAAACCTGCACACCGCTTGGCGGGTTGCCCCCGGTGATCCAATGCGCGAGCGCGGACACGGGGCGCATCCCGAACAGGTCGCGCGTGGTGTCAACGCTGCTCTTGTTGTACTTCGTGTCGTCGTCGCATTGGGCCGCCTCGAGGTTGGTCAAGGCGACGACGGGAGTGAAGCCGTTGAGGCTTTCCGCGTCGGGTGTCAGGTTTTCGGTCGTGGCCATGTCGTACTCCTACCCGGTGAGAGGGATGCGCCAATCGTCCGCGTGTTCGGCGACCCACGTGGCCGCCTCGTCGGGGTGCTCCCACCCGCTGTGATACTCGACGTGCGGGCGGTCTTTGAACGTGCGCCAATCACCGCCCCATTTGAACCCGACCTTCTTCGCCTCGTCGGCGATCTCATCCCAATGGTCGGCGGGGAACTCGGGGTCGTACACCCAGTCGATCTGACCGTTGACCAGCGGGGCGAAGTCGAGAGCGCAGCCGTATTGGTGCCACGACTGCCCGGGCTTCGCCTTGGTGATGATCTTGTTGTCCTCGTCCTTGATCGGGCGCAGCCCCGCCGCCGCGTAGTACACGAGGGCGTCCTTCAGGGGCATCCGACCCGTCACCCAATACGCCCGCGCCACCGCCATCGTGCGGCGCGTTTCGATCACCAACAGGGGGAGCCCGCGCACCGCGCACGCGGCCAGCCACAGGCGCGCGCGCGGGAGAACGACGGGGTGCAGTTCGTTCAGGTCACGCAAGAGGGGCATGACTACCACGCGTGCGGGTTGATCGCCCGCAGTTCGAGGGTCACGCGGTCGTTTATCGGGTCGATGCTGACCGACTCGACTAGAGCGGCGATGGCGATTGCTGTGTCCGGTGCGACGACCGGGTTGTCTCCGTTCGGGGAAGTCCCCACGGTGTACGGCAACGTCCGCGGATCTTGGATCAAGTACGCTTGATTGATCTTCGGCAGCCAGCGCATCGGCATGTCCACCGTGAGGTCCGTGTGGGGCAGACCGTAGTTGGTGCTGATCGCGCGCGTGATCTCAACGCACTGCCGATACCCCGCGAAGCGGGACGTGCGCGACTGCGGCCATGGGATCTTGTTACCGCTCAGTTTTTGAATCGACGCGGTGTTGTACGAGATGATCTTCGCGTTGGACTGTTCCTCGAGCTTGAGACCGGGGCACACGATGTCGATGGTGTCCCCGACCATGAACGGGTTGTCTCCCGTGTCGGGAAGGTCGGGAAACCGCATGGACACGCCGGTGCCTCCAATGCCGAAGCGCGTGCCGTCGGGGAAGTCTCCGACGACGCCCGGGGCCCAAAACGCCTGCACGGGTTCAATGTTGACGTGCCACTGCGGAGTCGTGCCGTTGATCCCACGACGCACGGATGCTTGCGTGCTGTTGAGAACGGTCAGCACGCGCACCTCCTCGCCCGTCTCGTACCGCAGCACCATGCCCGGAGCCATCTCGCGCGTCGAGAAGAAGTCCATCGTGCTGATGCCCCCGACACTTCCCGACCCGCCCGCGCTCGACGCGTTCGACGTGATGCCCACTCGGTCGTCACTCCATCGCGCGTTGCCGAACAAGCGCAACGTGCATTTGGTGCCTGTGGGCCACCCGGGCCCGAAGTTCAGCGGGTCCAACAGCAACGTCGCGGTCCCTGAAGCGGCGTCGAGAGTCACGCGTCGGATCTTGTACTCCTCGGTATCCGCGATGCGCAGCACGTCGGCGGTCGGATAATTCTGCAAGGCGAAGTCCCACGCCGGGTCGAGGGAGCGCACGCCCTTCCCCGCGTCGTACGGGATCACGACGGTCGTGGGGCTGCCCGGCGTGAACGTGATCACCTGAGTCTCAATGACGGTGTCGTACAGGAGGTACGAGAACCGCAAGCGGTGGTACGTCTGCGAACCCGACGGCGAATAGTCCACCAGCGTCTTGCCCGTCGCCGTCTTGCGCACGCACCCGTCGTCCTCGGCCCCGGACAAGCCACCCTTCACGCACCGCAGGAGGACGTTCAGGTTGCGGTTGTTGCCTTGGAACACTTCGGGCTTGGCGTCCCACGGCGGGCGCACGAACGTGCTCGGGCGCGCGAGGACACGCACGGTGCCTTCAGGCGGCCTGAGGACCGCGATGGACGGCGACATCTCAACCACGTTGAATATCTTTTTCGCCCCAGACCGCTTCTTCACCGTAGCCCCGGGAATGGTGTTGGTCAGGTCGAGATCGAGTGTCGTGATCGTCATGGCTGGAGTGCCCGTGAGCGGTCGCGTCTTGAAGTAGAACGCGCCCGTCTCGTCAAAGTCGAAAACGCCGTCCACGAACCCGGCGAGTTCTTCGAGGGCAGCCCACACGTCCATGGACTCGCCCTCGCCTTCGGAGAAGTCGGCGATCTCCACTCGGTCGGTCAACCAATTGGCGAACTGCCACAGGTAGTACTTCCCCGACAACGGGGCGTCTCCCATGATCTCGGGATTCGCCTGCGCCCCCGCCCCCGGTCCCGACACGCCCCATAGCATCGCTCGGCTCGCGTCGTACACCATGCCGTAAAGCAACGACGGGTCGCCGTTGACAGGCGGTTGTCCCGTGTCCTCGAACAACCAGAAGTCATTGACCGTATCGACCGACGACGCGAGCATGGAGCGCATTTGATTTGCGCCCGCGTCGTGAATGTAGAACTTGCCGACGGTCGGATCGTACACGCCGCCGCCGAGACGCCCCGGGGAGTATAGGTAGTTGCCGTACGCCGAGACGCTGAGGCGGTGTTCCACGGCCACGTAGCCGATGCCGCCCGGCGTGGTCGCGCGAAGGTCCAAGCCCGAGATCATCACGTAGTCGTTGGTAGCCCCGTAGATCGCGTCGAAGTACACGACCCGAAATCGCTCCGGGTTGATCACGGGATCGTGATTGGTGTTGACGATGGCCCCCGTAGTCGTCGGCATCGGGCCTGCGCCCGTTAGTGGATACGTCCATTCAACGACCGTGCTGGTATAGGGCTCGTTGTTCGTGCGCACCGTCATGCCGATCGGTTGACCAGCGACCCACGCCGTCTCGCGGAAGCGCACCCCACTGACCAATAACTTCGCGTCGTCCGAACGGAAGACCATGGACAACGGGGCAAAGTCCTCGGTCGTACTCACCGTGGCGTACAGGGTCGCGCCGCCCCACGTCGAAGTGAACGCCCCGGTGTTGGTGTCGAGTTTCCACAGGAGGTAGCGGTACGTTGTGCCGCTCCACGACACCACGCAAAACACGAACGAGTCGCCCGAGTTCTGGTGCGCGAACGCGCCCCGGTACTGGCCCAGCGTGAAGCGGTAGTCCATCGGGTCGGCGGGAATCGGGTTGAACGGCGCATAGAACCCCGGAAGGTCCACGCGCCATGATCCCGTGGTGGTCACGTCACTGCCCTGCTCCGTCGAATCCGTCTTGACGTTGCACGCCGTTTTCTTCTTGGAGTGCGGCGGCACGCCTGCACTCCACGCCGTGAGCCACGTCGCGCGTGAATAGTAGCCAGCGGGCACGGGGATGTTCAGGCCAGCGCAGTTCGCGTCAAGCTGTGCCGGGCCGGGTGCCCCGACGTTCGTCGTTCCGCCGCTGCTGCGCCCCGCGCGCACGCAGTAGTGCCCGGTGTAGATGTTCAGCGGAGCACCTGCGAACTCCTGCAGCACGCTCGGCGGCGTCGTCATGTCGGCGTACAGGATGGCGACGTCGCCGTTCTTCGCACCCGAGCGGTGCCCGGTGGTCGTCGGATACGTCGGCGCCGGGATGTCCAGCTCCCACGCCACGGCGATCACCTTGTTCCGCGTGGCGTTGACGTACAGGTGCATGATTTTGAAATTGGCTCGCCCTGCGGGCATCCCGCACCAGAGCGTCCACACGTCGGTGTCCGGGTTGTACTTCCACAGCGCGCCACCAATCCCCATCCAATGCTTGCCGTAGTGCGCGCCCGCGTTGTTGACGACGGCGTAGGCGTTGCCGTACAGCGTCGTGCCGTCCTCGCGCCACACGGAGCCGTCGTATTCAGGGGGGCGACCGTAGGTCGAGAACGCGCGCCGCGTCGTGTCGGCCAGCAGGATCTTGTACCGCTGCGCGATGCCGGTCCACGACTGCATCTCGGCCACCGTGAACTCGGTGAGCAATAGCTGTCGAATGAGCCACCCGACACCCTTGTTCGTCCACCAATCGCGCCCGTTCTTCACGCGATCGGCCTTCTTATCCACAAGGCGTTTGCTGAACCCCGCAACGGTCAGCGTGGCGACGTCGGAGTCTGTTGCCGTCTCGAGGTCCTCGATCAGGAACACGCCGAGCACCACAGGCGCAGGCGGGGCGACCACACTGACGCGAATCTGCTTGCGCAGCCACGTGATGATTCCCGCTGGAGGGCTCTTGTCCCAGAACCGATCGCTATTGTCCATGACGATCGACGACAACGACACCTCGGCGGCACCCGCCTGTCGCGTTTGCCTGCGCTGCAACCCCGGCAACGACGCCAGTCGGTCGTAGGCCACTCGATCGGTGAGATCAAGCCACGTGGTCCCGTTCGCCATGAGGACTTCCACGCGGATGCTGTACACGACACCCTTGCGATTGAGGAACACGTTGACGGATTGAAACGCCACGGCCTAGACCTCCACCAACGACAAGACGCCCCGATACAACTGGCCGAACTCCGTGCCCGCCATGAAGCCACCGTCGGGCTCGAGCGGGAAGTCGGTGCCCTCGAACGCCACGTAATAGAAGCCCACGTCGTCAGACGCCTGCGGGGAGAACAGGATCGGGAACGCGGTGCCGTAGTACGACTGAAGGTCCTGCGTCTGCCCCTTGTTCACGAGCCACAGGCGGTACAGTTTTTGATAGTCCTTCCACGGGATCAACGACAGCGGCACGGTGAAACGTCTGCGCATGGCCCCGCCCGAAGGGTCGGCCCAACGATACGCGCCGCTAGGCAGTCGAGTCGCCTTCCCGAAACGGATCGGCGTGACCTTGTAGCCCGAGTAGTTGTGCGTCTTGGTCAGTTGGTAGTAGGTGCCCCCGACGCCCTCCTCAGCGAAGGTGCCGTTGGAGGCCTCGATGCCCGACGTGACCGCGGCAGAGTCGGCGGGACCAAGGGTCTCGATGGAGATGTCGGAGAACACGCCGGTAGCCCATCCCGCAACGCCACGATCGGCGACGATGCGCACGAAGAAGCGCGCCGTCTCCGTGGTGAGCTTGACGGCAGCGGACACCTTGACCACGTCGCCCTGAGTCGCGTTCCAGTCGTTGACGCCGTCGAGGGGGATCGACACGAGCATGGTCGAAGTGGTCCCCGGAGTACTGACGCCCCACAATTGGACCGCCCACGCCGCGCTCGCTCCCGGAGCGACCCCGAGGCCGCGCCACCAGAACCGCAGGCGCAGGTACCAGAAGTCTTGCGTTGTGCCGAGGGGGTCCAACGCTTCGACGCCCCACGCGTATCCGGCAGCCGTCGAGGCTGAGTCGATGTACCGCGTCGCGTCGATCGACGCCAAGTCGGACAACGACACCGAAAAGGCGCGCCCGCGCGAGGCGTGGTTCATGGCGCGCGGATACAAATTTGAACCCCGGCGTAGTTGCGTCCAAAGGGTTTTCATCTTCGTTGGCGCAACCAAGTCGAACAGCCACCGCCCCGTCGGCTGCCACCCGTCAGGGAAACCACCCGCCGGACCCTGCCCGTCCGATTTGTATTCGAAGTTGCCGTTCGGCACCGGGATGCCGACCGCAAAGATTGGCCTTCCCATGTCAGGCGACCCTCAGTTGGTGCGTGTCGAACATTTCTTGGATGTACGGCCCGAGGGTCTGCGCGAACTCGCGCGCGCCCTGTTGCCCGAAGTACGTCACGCCTCCGACGAAGGAGACGTTGTTGTAGAAGTGCATGGTGATGGGCTGGTTGCCCTGCGACACCGTGAGGCTGACCGACGACGCGCCCGCCGTGCCTTGGATCGCCTGTTGTTGCGCAGTCATGCCCCCGACTTGTCGATCGCGTTCATCCTGTGCGATCGACGCGCGCTCCGTTCGTGCGAGTCCGGCAAGTGCGATCGACGCCGCCCCGCCCATCGCCGCAGCCTCGGCAGCCGCCGCCGCGCCCGCCAGTGCGGACGGGTCGTGGAAGATCAGTGCGCGCGCCAGTCCTTCGAGGGCAAGCTCGGCGTTGACGATCGCGCGCGCCTTCAATTCCCCCGACGCCGCCTCGAGGGCCGCAGCGATCGCCTCCTTGGCGTTGTTCTGTGTCAGGAACTTGGCGACCGCGTATCGTTTTTCCTCGCTCAGCATCAACTCTTTCGCCTGCTTTTTGATGAAGTCGAACGCCACCTTCGGGCCGTGCGACATCTGCGCGGTCCACGACTTCGCCTGCGCCAACGAGTCGATATGCGCCTGTTTCTCCTTCGCGCTCATATCGTCCCACGCCTTGCCGTGCAGGCCCTTGAACTCGTCGAGCAGGGCGACCCGGTGAAAGAACGTCGCCGTCTCCATGTCCCGTTGGTAATCGGCCACGCGCCGCGCGTCGGCCTCGATCTCAGCGGCGGCCTTCGCGTCCGCACCACTCAGGCCCCCGGCGTTTTCGTTGCGCACGGTCGCCGCCTTGACCAAGTCGTTGCGATCGGCCTTGGTGCGCAAGGCGTCCTCAAGCTCTCGCTTCAGTTTTTGCGCGTCGATCGACGTTTCCGCGAGGGCCGCTAGTCGCTTGCGCAGGTGGGCGATGTACTGGTCGGTCGTCTCGCCGTACAGGTCGCGCTCGAAGCGCGCGTCGTCCACGAGGGAAGCTGCATGGTCCGCAGCCGCCTTCGCGTCGCCCGCGGCCTTGAGCTTGTCCCGTTCGCTCTGCGTGGCGGCTGCGGTCCTGCGTTCGAACATACCCGACTCGTAGACCGCGTCGTTCGCCGCCAATTCCTTTTCGCGAAAGTCTCGAAGCTCTTGCAGCATCTGCGTGCGGGCCGCTCCCGTGCTCGTGCGCATGATCATCAGCCGACGATCGGCAACGTCGGCCTCGATCGCGGCCTCCTTGTCCGCGCGAAGTTGTCCCGAGGCCACAAGGTTGCCGTACACCTCGCGCGCGTACAGGTCGAACAACTCTACCTTCGCCAACCCTTCGGCCCCGGTTGCATCCACGCGCAGTTTGATTTGCTCCAACACCACGCGGGTCGCTTCGGTGGCGTCCTTCTCCATCGCCGTCTGCGCCTCGCGCGCGACTTTGACGCGTTCGTTGATCAACGCGCGTTCGTCCTTCGTCGTCGGATCGTCCGGGGCCGCCGACGGCTTCGGGCCGAATACGCCGTCCCCCGCGTCGATCTTGCCGAGAGCGACGCCCACCTTGTCGATCGCGTCTTGGGCAATCTTCGCTTGGCGCGTGAGGGACGCGAGTCGATTGTCCGCCGTCTGCGCCGAGGTGGCCTGCGACGCACCCATCGACGCGGTGGAGCTCGCGTTGAAGTCGGCGGCATCCTGCAACAACGCCAACCGCTTCTCCGTCAACGCATGCAGACTGGCGACGAGGTCGCTGCGGGACGTCGAGTCCACGTCGAACTCGATCTTAAACGGCTTCATGGTGTTGGCGTCGAGGGAGTCCAAGGCGACGTTCAGCGCAGTCACCGCGATGATCGCCCAACCGACTGGACCGAGAGCGGTGTTGACCGCCTGCCCGAACGACGACACACCCGCCGTCAACGCCGGGAACAACCGCACGAGGCTGCCGCCTTGGAACGCGACAATGCGCAGGGCGTACGCGATGCCCCCGGTCGCCGCGATCGAGGCAGCGAGGCTGGTGAACGCCACACCGAGCAACGCCGCGCCCGCGATCGGACCCACGAACCGCAACAGGTCGAGGACGGGCGGCACGGCGCGGATCATGTAGGACAGGAACTGCCCACCGGCGCGCACAGCACCACCGATCGCCTGCGACCACGCCGACAAGGAACCGTCGTCGCGCATCCGCTTCAGTTGCGTGATCACCTCGTCCACCACGAACGTCAACCCTTCGCCCCAACCCGCCTTGTAGATGTCCTCGCGGAACTGATCGAAGCGTTCGGAGATTCCCGTGAGCTTACTTTCCGTCTCGCGGGCGAACTTCTCGGTGCCCCCACGCACCTGTGCGTCGAGGTCGGCGAGGGCTTCCCGCGCGAGCATCCGCAACGCCTGCGGGGACTTGCGCATCCCGCCCTCGATCTCCTGTTGCGCTTTGAGTACGGAACTCGTCGCTGCGGGAACCAAGTCGAGGAAGCCGCGCAGGTTTCCACGCGCCACCTGCGACATGCGCGAGGCCACGTCCTCCATGCTCATGCCGTACGTGGTCGCCGCGTCGGACACGGTCTTGAGGGCCTGATCGGTGAGCAACCCGACGCGTTGAAGGTGTGCGGCGGCGTTGACGACCTCGGCCTCGGGGATGTTGTACTCCATGACGAAGTGCTTAAACTTCGCCATCGCCGCCGATGCCGCTTCGGGCGACTTGGTCATAACTTCGAACTGCCTTTGCCACCGCTCGGCCTCGAAGCCCTCTTTGTTGACCGCCTCCATGCCCTCGCGGACGTTCTCAAGCAGTTGAAGTACTTGTTCCATGGCCGCACTCGCGGCGGTGTACGCGGTGGCGAACGCGGTGACGCTCGACGTGGCCATGAGGGTCTTGCCGTGCAGGCCGTCGAGGGCAGCGGCGGTCTTCGCATTGGCCGCCGCGCTTTGCTGTGCGGCTGCGGCCTGCTTCGTTTGAATCTGAATCAACGTCTCGGACATGCGAACGAGGTCTTGCTGGCCCTTGACGATCGTCTCGACCGTGAAGATCAACTTCTCCTGTGACGTGGCCATGCGTTACCTCTTTCCCGCCGCCTGTTGCTGCTTGAGGTTCCGTTCCTCGATCCCGTTCCGCGCGAAGCGGATCTCCGCGAACGCTTGCACGTGCCCGTACGGTTGATCCAACCAGCCGCCCCCGTTGGGCGTGCCCCCGAACTGTTCGATCAGACCCTCAAGGCCGATCAGGTCGTACGCCTCGCGCACACCCGAAAGCCACGGTGACGTGCACAACCCCGCGAAGCATACCCCCATTTCTTCCACTCGTTGCATGAGCGACAGTCGCTGCCAGTCATGCAGGTCCGTGCTCAGGTGCGCCACCACTTCATCAGCGGACAGGATCACCCGCCGTCGTTCATCCTCCGACCCCATGGGACCGACGCGTGCGAACACGTAGGGAGATCGTGAAGCGCACGCGTCCTCGTTGCCGTGTCGGCCCCGTCGCCTTGCCTCGTCGCAGTCCACCTCGGTCACGACACCGTTGCTGCGGCACGCCGAGGCGAACGCTCCCCACTCCACGAGCAGGGCTAGGAGTTTTTTGCGCCGTCCGCAAGCGTCGTGCGACTACTCGCCGCGCCCAACAGTTCCTGCACGACGCCCCAATCGAGTTTCTCGACCAGTACGCCGATCGCGTCAGGCCCTTCGACCACGTCGCCGTCCTTGTAGATATGCTCGGCCTTGTTGAACACCGACCGCAACACCTCGAAGTCGAGGTCCGACGTGGCATCGGCCTGCTTGTCCACACTCTGCCTGCGCAGCGCGGGGTCTCCGTCGCGCCGCGTGAAGTACCGCTGCGTCTCGCGCGCCACCATCGGGCGAATCCAGAACAGGGGAGGGACGCCCGTGTAGGCCTCACTGCGGTGATAGCGGAGCTTGTACGGCTGCGGGGCGTCGTCGGTGAACTCGAACAGGGGCATGGGAGCACTCCTTTGAGGGGCACACGGGGCGTTATAAACGCCTTGCGCGCCGGGTTGTGCGTCGTGGACAGGTACTACACCCCGGGCGGGGCGGGTTGACGACGCCATCTGGCCGAGTCGCCGTGCCCCGCGCCCTCCCGAGGGTACTGCTACAGCGAAAGATCAGCCGTCGCGTAAATCTTGAACGACGTGGCCGTGGCGTTCTTCGCCTGCTGGAACTCGAAGTCGATCATCTTCAGACCGTTCGATTCCACCAGCTTCGCCCCGCTGTACGTAATGTCGAACGTCCCCATCAGGTTGCCGTCAGCGCTCGTGCTCGTCTTGACGTAGTCAACGATCAGCACGCTGTTCGTGCGCGCGAGGAATTTGCCGTACTCCGTCAACCCGACACCCTTGTAGGGAAGGGAGAACGAGCCCTTGATCCCCATCTGCCCGAGCACGAGATCCTGCGGGGTCTGTGCCGTCCCGTAGAACGGCACAAGGTTGTTCATCACTTCCAGCTTGAACTTCGACGGGAACTGCGCCGTGCCCGCCAACTGAAGCAGGATGTTGTAGTGCGACCATTGGTTGCCCGCGTAGAGCGTGCCCGCCGCTGCCGACGTGGCGAGTGTGGCCGTCGTGCCGCGCCACTTGCACGCCATCTTGACGAAGCCGCCCTCCTCGCTCTCGAGCGAGAACGACTCGCAGATCGCGCCGAGGAACTGCGGCGACGCACCAGCGAGCCCATCCAACTGCGACACGACGATGGAGATACCGAGGTTTGTCGCGGGTTGAACAATCCACGGGAACTTCGTCGCGGTCGCCGCGCTCCACGTGAAATTGAACGGAGCCGCCCCGGCCTTGGTCGGCTCGGACTGCGCGAGTGATCGCAGGGCCATGTAGACGCGCGAGTCAGACGCGCGGCTCGACCACGACACCGACGCCTGCTTCTTGCCGACCGCGAACTCCGTCAGGAACCGCTCGGATGTCCCGCTGCCGCCTTCGCCCGCGTCGATGAACTCGGGGCCGGGGTCCACCTCGGGCGCACCGATCGCACCCCAGACAAGCAGCGGGGTCGCCAGCGTGCCGTAGGTGCCTTCCTTGCCGAACTGGATATTATCCTGCCAGTCGGCAATCTGATTGATGCTAGGCATTGGTCAGGTCCTCCGGCCCCGTCAGGGGATGCAGCACGGGAGCGGTGGCTGCGGGTGTGGTGATGATGCGAAAGCGATCGGGCTCTGCGGCCACGATGCGCTCGGCGACTTCGCGCGTGCACTGCGCTGTGGTGTTGCCTTGGAACGTGGGACCATCCTTCAGCACGACGCACGCCGCTGTCAGAATCTCCAACGTCACCAACTCGTTCGGGTCCGCGTCCTTTTTGGCCATTCGCCCTCCTACAGTCCGACCACGTACTTGCCACCGCTGCTCGGGGACTCGCCCGGGGGCCTGTCCGGGTACAGTCCCGGCACCTCGATCATCAACGGCAACTTCGCCTCGTACACCACCAAGTCGTTGTCCGCGCTCATGGCGGGCTCGATGCCTTGCGTGGTCGTGTTGATCGCCCACCCGCCCCACGTCATTTGCTCGTCGAGTGCGATGCTCCGCAGCGTCTCGCACCAACTGACGCACTCGTGGATCACGGCGGGGTCGTCGGTGCCTTCGGCGGCAACGAACAACTCGACGCCTACCCGGGCGATGAACATGTCCCGGTGCTCACGGTCCACGCCCTGCTTCCCGGGTCGGATGCCGTAGCACGGCAGGATAGCGGGGATGCCGAGGCCGACGCCCGCGTAATTGATTCCAGACAACGCCTCGTTGGCCGTCGAGTACAACGCGAGCAACGACGCCATGCGGTCGATCAGCGCCGCTTCAATGGCCGCGACCCACCCGAAGATGGCCGACGTGAACGTTCCCCCGAGCGTCAGGAACACGGTCATGGGCGTCACCACGAACGGGGCCGCCCCGTCGGGCGCGATCACCGACGACACGTTGAGCCCCGCGCCGCACGTACCGAAGCCGAGGCGCGCCTGTTGCGTGTCGGCTTCGTCCTTGCTCCGGTACACGTCCACCGAGTACGTGATGCCGTCGCCGCTGGCCACGCGCACCCAGTAGTCGCGGAAGATGGTGCTCTGCACACCGATCACGTTCGCCGCCGCGCCCGCGCTCGCGCCCGTCAGGCTGTACCGCAGGGCCGCCCTCATCGCTCGGGCATCTTTCCGTCAACGATGTAGTCGCGCATTGGTGCGCGCCAGTATCGAGCGATCAACGACTCGCGCACCACGACGAACCGGCGCGCCTTGTACCCCGGGTGCCGCACCTTCTTCGCGCACACCCACACCGCAGCCGCGCGCGACGGCACCTTGGTGGCCTTGCCCGCGCGCCTCGACTTCAACGCCTTGCGCCTGCGTGCGGTGAACACCTTGTGGTCCTCGGCGACTTGGAACCACAGGAGCTTCTGCGGCAGGTGGTTCTTGATCTTCTGAACCACCTTGGTCTTTTGGAACCGCCCGCTCGAACTGCGCGCCGGGCGCGTGACCGTCCGTAGGTACGACTTCTTCCGTTGATTCCTCGGTCGGATGACCTTGCCCGCCCATCCCGCTTGGTGGAACGCGCCGATCTCCGACGTGGAGACGTCGATCAGGTACCGCCCCGTCGGCTTCCCGTCACCCATGAAGCCGATCAGCAGCACGTGGGTCGCCTTGTAGATGCCGCCGAGGCCGCCCTGTTTCTTCCCGATCAGCGGGCGCGCGTGGCCCTTGACTGCAACCGTGTTGCGGGCGTTGCGCGCCCAATTGTACGGAGGGCGACCGCCAACCTCGAAGTCGGTCTTGATCGACCGTTGCAGCGCGCGTTTGAAGCCGACCACGACGGGGTACACGTCGCGCGAGGCGTTCCACAGCCGCTTCATTATCGTCGTCGTGGTCGCCTGCTTCGTTCCCACAGTGACGGTGCGCGTGATGGTGAGGGACACGTCAGTACCCCTTGAGCGGCGAGTTGTCGTCCGTGACCGAAAACGCGGGGGACCTGTCCGCGCTCGACACGATCACGGACCCCGCGCCGCCGCCCGCATCGTTGAGCGGCAGGGGCAGCACGGGCTTGCCGAGCGCGAGGTCGGCGAGTTCCATCTCGGCGCGCGCAATCAACGTCGCGCCGAGTTCGTTCGTGTTGCCGCGCTGGCCTTGCAGGTTCTCGAACGTGTACCCCGCACCCAACCAGATGCAGACGAGGACAATGCCGTCGTTGTACGTGGGCGTGAACGGCACGACGTACAGGCCACCGAGCTTGAGGTCGATGAACCGCGACGCGCGCTGAATGGCGTTGAGGACCACGGCGGTCGGCGTGGTCACACCCGGGATCAGAATGGCCGACACGTCGCGCACCTGTTGCTCGGAACAGTACGCGCCCGACGCGAAGCCCGCCGTGGGAGACGTGGGGCTGTCGTCCACTTCGAACGTGTCGGTGACGATCGACGCCACGCCGCCGATCGTGGCGTTTCCGACAAGCTGATAGTCGCCCGCAGGCCACGTGGTCGCGTTGCTGATGTCTTGGAACGCACCCCACAGGCCCGTCGTGGCAACGAGCTTGGCGATGTTGAGAGTGGCCTTGAGCGTGAGCGTGCCCGCAGCCTCGACGAGATACACCTTCAGGGTGGGGGTTCCGGTGGGATCAGCAGCCGCTCCGGTAGCGTCGGTGAAGGCGACCGCGAACAGAACCTTCGAGGTCTGGCCCTTCCATGCGCGCGTCGTCGCCATCGGTCCCCCCTACGAGCCGTATGTCATGCGCATCAACCGCTTGATCGCTGCCAAACCAACCCTCATGGCCGCCTGTCCAGCCGACACGCTCGGCAGGATGCTCACCGCCGTCGTGCCCCACGACTTCGACAATGACAACGTCCACGCTGCGTGCGCGTCACCGCCGCCGAGTTCGTCGGACGCCGCGTACTGATAGCGAAAGCCCGACGACCCGATGCCTTGATTCTGCCTGCTCACCTGCCCACCGTGCGGGGTCAGGGTCACGAACGACGCTCCCCCTTCTGCCGTCACCGTGTCGAACACCATGCTCCCGTTCGGCGTTGCCAGAATCGTCGCGCTCGACCCCGTGCCTGCGCCGTTTACGATCGCACCAACCCCGAACGGGGTCACTTGATCCACGCCCGTGTAGCTGCACGCGAACACGATCAGGTCGCTCAGATCCAGAACGGCCACGTCGATCATCAACGCGCCGCTAGCGAATCCCATCACCGACCACAACTCCGACTGCACGACGCCCGTGCCCCCGGGGTTGTTCGCTAGTGCGATGGCCGTACCGGACGAAGGGACGGGCGCACCGTCCAGTCCCGTCTGTCCAAGCTGCCCCTCGTACGCGATGCCCAACAGCACCGCCTTGTTCGCGCCCGTGGGAGTAATCGAAATCGTTACGCCCAACGCACCCGAAGCGGACGTGGCGTTGGTGGTGTTGAACGCGACACTCAAGGCGCGCCCCTACTTCGGACTGATGATGCAGTCGTCGCGCAGCGCCCAGAACCTGAACACCGGGGTGAAGATGAAAGCGGTCGCCCCGATCGTGATATGGAGTCGGAGCTCGTCCCACACGATGCTCGGCCCCCACGGCAGAGTCCCACCGCCACCCGCCGGGAAGATGCTCCCGCGCAAGCGTGGATTGCGCCAGAAATTGGCGATCGCACCCGAGTTGATCTTCAGGCCGATGAAGTTCGGGTCCTCCTGCCACGCGGTGTCACCAGTCGCGCGCGCGGCGATGGCAAGCGCACTAGGGGCGACTGCCGTGCCCCCGTTGGTGTCCTTCACCTCGTACACGACGCCGCGCGCACCGAACAACCCGAGGAGTGGGGACGTGTACCCGTCGAGAGCGAAGCCCGCAGCCGGATTCGACATGCCGGTCAGCGCGGCACCACCTGAATCTTGCAGCGTCGGCACCGGGAGTTCCTGAAGCATCCACGCCATGCGCTACTCCTTCGCCTTCTTCAGCGTCGGGGCCTTGGCGAGTTCGGACTCGACCTTCGCGAGTTCGGCCTCGAGCTTACGAGTCAGGTCGTACGCCTCCTGACTGATGCTCACGTCGCTGCCGAGCGGGACGATGCACCGCGCCACCCACTCCAACGTGGGGTCGAGGTTCGTGCCTGCCGGGTACACCTCGTCCTGATACGTCACGTCGCGGACGAGCGTGAGAAGGGTCGTCTTGCTTGCACCCGCGGTCGTTCCTGCGTCTGCCATGTTCGAGCACTCCTTTTGCTTCGGTTGAACAACGAAGGCGCGGGCCGTTCCTGCACCCGCGCCTCGGTGTGCCTTGCGGGCCTTGCGTTGTGCGGACTTAGCAGCCCGTGATCATCGCGCCGCAGTTGGCCGACACGAGGAACTCGGTCTGATACGTCGCGTACTCCGCGTACCAGTAGCGGCCATCGTCCACGAACCACGTGCGGACACCTTCGCCCCCGATGCCGAACTTCGACCAGCGCATGGTCGAGGCCCACGTGATCGACAGGTTGCCCGCGTTGGGATCGACGTACAGCACCTGCACCTTGGTCGCAGCCGCCGAGTAGGTGTACATGCGCGCGGGCGTCTGCGTCTGGCCCTCGATCGCCGTCACCTGACGCGCGCCCGGGATCACGACCTTGAGGCCCCACAGCACCGGAGGCAGATCGCCGTTCACGAGCAGCGACGGGTCGGTGTACTTGACCAGATCACGGATGTTGCTGTTGCGCTTCAGGACCTTCGCGAGCCCCGGCGAGATCACGATGGTGTTCGCTTCCTTGCCCGAGTTGACCGCGACGGCCTCCTTCGCCGTGTCCACGTCGGCTTCCTGCGTGTTCGAGGTCCACGCAGCACCAGCACCCGTGACCGTGGTGAAGTTGCCCGTGGCGAGAAGCATGGTGTTGATGCGCTGCTCCCACGCGAGCATGACGACGCTCTTGACGTACAGCGACGCGTTGCCCATCGGGTCGATCTGCGGGTCCGCGTTGTCGATCGTGTCCTGTTCGACCGCCGTCTTGAACGGATACTCCTGACAGGTGAAGGAACCCTGCCCGATGGCCCAGCGACCTTCGCCCGACTGCGCGCGTGCGGCGCGCGGCTTCACGTCGTTGGCGTTGAGCCACTCCGTTCCGAACTTGTAGTACTTGTCGGACTTGTGAATGGTCGGGAAGGCCGGGGCGACCGCCGTGGCGACGCCGTCGAACTGCCCTTCCTTCGTGACGAAGCCAGTGAGGGCAGCGTCAATATGTACCGTGCTCGGTGCAGGCACCTTCGTGTCCTTCTGGCCAGATGGACGGGGTTGAGGTTGAGGTCAGATGCCTGTTACACCCACACGGACAGCGGGTTGACTTCGATCAGCACGAGGTCGCCCGACACGCCGGTCTCCATGAAGCGACCGTACGTGGCCGAGATCGCGCCCGTCGCAGCGTCCACGAAGTTGCCCGAGGCGTCAGACGCCGCGTGCTTGTTCTGCGTGGCGCCCGCAGCGCCGACCTTGCCCTTGACGTAGCCCGACGCGGCGAAAGCGAACGTCGTGCCCACGACAGCGGCGACGTCCTCCATGGCGATGCCCGCAGGGCCCGCCGTGGCCGCGCCCGACTTGATTACCTTGGAGCCGTCGGCGACGGCGTTACGAACGACGGCCTGACCGCGCGAGATGGCGGTGGCCGCGTTGTTGTTGCCGGTCAGGATATGACCCGGGGCTTCTCCGAGCGACATGGGGATCTCCTTTCAACCAGCGTGCGTCGGTTAGACGCCAGCCGTGCGGTAGGGGTTGTTGGTCGTGCGCAGGGCCTTGAACGCCTCACCGTAGCTGATCTTGTGCTCGGCGGCGTACGCCTCCGTCTGTTCGTGGAACGACACGCTGGTGGCGTCCACGGGCGCACCCGCGCCCGCATACACCTTGCTGCCACCGGGCGAACTCGCGCTCGCGCCCGAACCGACGCCCATCGGCACCGGCGTGATGCGACGCTCGACCATCTCCATGAAGAAGTGGCGAGCCTCGTGAGCCTTGTCACCGACCTTGAACGTCACGCCGTCGATGGCTTCCATGAACGCCTCGACGCCCGCATCCACGTCGCCAACGTTCAGCTTGCCGTCACGCTTCTGCGCCTCGGCGAACGAGTGGATGGTCGCGCGCAGCCCGCTGACCTCGATCGCGTGGATGCGCTCGGCGTTGGCCGCCTGCTCGAGCTTCAGCGCGGCGTTCTCGGCCTGAAGCTCCGCGAACTTCTGTGCGTCCACCGTGGGCTTCTCGTCGCCCTTCGGCGTCTCGCTGCCTGCGGGCTTGTTCTCTGCCATCTGCTTCTCCTTCGTCGGAGCGGTCGGACTCTCCGCGTTCGTGGTGTGTTCGGGGACAACGGCGAAGTACTGCACCACGTCCGCTTCGACCTGATGCTCGAAGTCGAGGGACGCCTTGAGCCCCTTCACGGCTGGCGGGGTCGCACCCAACAGCGCGACCGCCTTCAGGTACGGTCCCTTGCCGTTCAGGTTGGGGTAGATTTCCGAGGACCACCCGGACACCTGACCGAGCGAGAAGGCGTCCTTGACGACCTGCGGGGTGGCTGCGGACAGGCGAGCGATGAGGGTGTCGCCGACCGCGCGCAGGCGATCGAAGATGCCATACGCCATGCCGCCGTCCTTGTGCCCGGCCTTGAGGTAGGCGCGGTGGCTGTTCTCGGGGTCGTAGCTGGCAGCGATCGCGGCCACGTCGGCTTCGGTGTACTTCGCCTGCGGGTAGTCGCCCGCGCGAAACACCTCGATCTCGCCCGGTTCCAACTTGTTGCTCATGGCGCATCCTCCGGTGGGGACTGCTGGACGGCGGGCAGAGTTTCCGCACGGCGTCGCGCAGTCAATAACTTTTTACGAGGGCCGCAGGGCCAACGGCATCGCGGCCACCCGCACGAGCGCACTCGGTGGGTTGACGACGACGTTGCCCAACTGCGACTCCAACGCCTTGTGAAGCATGGCCATAATCAGGGCGCGGTCGTCGCACGGTTGCGGTTGCTCATCCACGATCCACAGGGCCGCAACGTTCAATTGCATCTGCTGTTGCCCGTCCTCCGTGCGTCCTGACGACGGGATCAATTCGACCAGCACTTGCACGCGAGCACTCACCGTTTGCCTCCTTGGATTTTGGCGTCCACGTAGCGGGCGGGGTTGCCTGCGAACGACGTGCCGCCCGCCGAGTCCGGTTGCACCTTCTCCCCTTTGCTGCGCGGCCACCTCGCACTCCCATCCATCTGCTGCCATTGGCGAACGGGCACACCCATCACGCGGCACCGGCAGTTGTACCCGTTCGGCGGCCACCACGTATCCCAGAACGGGTGATTGCGCGCGAACACCTTGCCCTCCATACGGGCGTGCTCAGGGCGCACGCGATTGTCGCGCATCGTCACGTAGCGGAACGCGGGGATGATCCCGCGCATGCCCGGTGCGTGCAATTGCTCCCACGAGCCCGCCCCGTAGGCGGTGGCGTAGTTCATCTGCGCAACGAGGCGCGCGTGCCACGGTTCCAGCGGGTCGTACCCTGCACGCTTCAGCGCGTCGTTCAACGACTTGCCCGCACGCACCGAGTCGTAGCCACGCCGCAACGATCCAGCCACGCTGCGCTTTGCGACCTCGAGCAAGTCAACCTCAGTCTGCCCCGCGATCGAGAACCCGGCGTTGCGGTAGCCGTCGCGCAGCGCGGCATACGCACGGGGAGTCATCAGGTCTTTCGCGGACAGGTAGTCAACGCCACGCTGCACCAACGCGTGAGGACGCCACGACGAGGGCGTGGCTGACCGCACGCGAGACGAGTCGGCAAACGTGTGGTGCGTGGGCAGCACCCACCTCACGCTGTGCCACCGACCCATGACGCTGCCCGCCAGCACGACGTCGCTGATAGACCCCACCAAGGTCCAGTCGGGTGCGCGTGGTGCGCGTGCCTGCCTGCGTTCGATCGTGCCCAACGCCGCACCTAGCGTGGGTGCGTCGAGGTAGTGACGCACCTGCCTCGTCAGTCGGTTCACGTCGTTGACGATGGCCGATTGCGCGCGGTACTCCACCGACGCCGACTCTCGGTGGGCGATCACGTCCTCGGGGCGGTTCATGCGTCGGGCGGCGTCTTGCCCTTCGCCTTGCGCTTGGGCTTGGACATCGGCGCATCTTCAGGGTCGAGAGGTTCCCCATCAGGACCGATGCCGCCCATGGGATCAAGCCCCGGAGGCATGGCCGCCTGCGCCGCGTCTGCCATGTCGTCGTTGATCAACTCCTCATCGTCCTCGGGTGTCGGCACGCCGTAGCGTTCGTAGAAGTACGCGCGCGACACGGGCAGGCCGAGGTCCTTGACGAGAATGACGTCGCGGTCGGCGAGCGATTTCGTGTCCTCAGGCGGCTGCGCGTTGATCGTGAGGAACGGATAGTCCTCCTCGGGCTGCTGTCCGAAGTTGAAGTCCACGAGGTAGCGGAAGATGGTGCCACTGATGAACGTGCTGACCCACAGCGCGTCGCGTTCGAGGATGTCCTGTCGCACCTTCGACGCCTCGGCAGGCGCGCGCGAGTTGAGCCCCGTGTTCTTCGCGTCGGCGGTCATGGTCTGGCCGAGCACGCGCTTGCTCATTTGGTCGTCGAGGTAGGTCAGGAGATCAAGGTGGCCGCTGATGCCCCCGCGCGTCTCCAACAGCTTGACGTCCACGTCTTTCGACGTGGCGAGCACGGTGTCGGTCATAACCTTGTTGCCCGCGTCGATCAGCTTGTCTCGCTGCGCCTTGGTGAGCCCGACTTCGTGCGATAGGTGGATGGTGGGCACGCCGAACTTCTCGACGGCCACGAGCCACGACTTCAGTCCGTTGCGTTTGATCCACGTGAGCCACCACAGGCCGCGCCCGACGCCCACGCCATATGGGTTGTTGGCGCGCGGTTGATGAACCAGCACGACGAACTTGCGCGGGTCCAACTCCTCGCCGTCGGACGGATGCTGAATGGTGCGCAGGCGCAGGTTGTAGTCCACGTCGAAGCAGTACGACTCGGGGTCACGGTCGTGCAGCTTGACGATGCCCACCAGCCCGTCGGGCCATACCGTGTACTCGATCTCGGCGGGGCGGTAGCCGTACACCAGCGACAGCATGAGGGCCTGCACGTCAGCCTCGAACGTGTGCCACCTGTCGAACACGGTGCGCACCACGTCCGCGAGGCGCTTGGCGTTGTCCCCTTCGTTGCCCGGTGTGACCTCTCGCGGCAGACCCGTCGTGGCGTTGAAGCGCGTGTCGAGCACACCTGCAATATGCCCGTCCTTGTCGATCATCTCGTCATAAACGTGCGTGCCGACGCCACCCGCCTGTTCCTGCACGATCGGGTCGGGGTTGCGCAGGATGCGAGTGCCCGCCACGTTCAACAGGAAGGTCTGCTGCGTGATGTAGCCCACGAGGATGTCGGGGTTGTTGCTGCCCGCGATCATGCCTGCCGGGGGCTTCTGTTGCGGCACGAGTTTCGTCGGCTTGGTCACGGTCTTGGCCATCATGGACCCCTTAGTAGGACTTCAGTTCGTCGAGACTCGAGCGATGCCCACGCACGGCGTACGCGCTTGCACGCTTGCCGCCTGACGCGATCATCGCCTGCCCCGGGTTGACACGTCGAGCCTCGTGCACAGCGTACGCCAACGCCTTCAGGTGATCCCAATGCACCAAGTCGCCGTCCTCGTTCGTGTCCTCCTTCGCGTCCCACGTGTAGTGCCGCAGGTCGAAGTCGAGGTCCGCGTCAAAGGGCAACTCGAACAACGGCGGTTGCGCCGTGCCTGCGTGCTGCAAGCTGACGAGCACCTGATCTGCCGAGACGCCCTGCCCCGTGATGCCGTACCGCTTGGGGTCGAGGCCCATGAGTTCCCCCACCGGGTCGCCGATGCCGTTGGAGTCGTAGCGCACGTGCGCGCGCCATTTCTTTTTCATGGCGAGGATGGTCTCGATCTGTTTCTCCCACCGGACTTGGAACATGGTCTTGACCTCGTACACGCGCCACGGGCGGCAGTCCACGCGCATGAGGACGATCACCGTCTTGTGCCGATGGCGCGCGAGGTCGATGCCCATGACGTGCACGTGATTCGCGTCGGGCACGTACGTATTTAGGTTGAGGTCCGGGTTGGTGAAGTCCGTGACTTGTTGATCGGAGAACATGGCGTTCTCCAATTCGACGAAGTACCCCTCAACCTCCTGTGCCCACGCTCGCGCAGGGAGGCGGCGCAGACGCTTCCACACGCGCGCCGGGATGTAGGGGTTCTCGTACGAGGGGCCGTGCCTGAAGAACGACTCCAACCGGATGATCGGGACTCCGCGTGCGCGCTGTGCCTGCATGATCGCGCGCGCCCTGCCCGCCTCGTAGAATAACCAGTTCTTCCCCTTGGGCGTGGTGGTACACGACAGCAGCCCGTCCGAGTCGGCCACGCGCATCGACAGCACCTCGTCCCACACCGCCTTGCGCTCGTAGCCGCCTTCGTCGAGGTTGAACTCGTGGAACTTTTCGCCGCGCAGGTACTTGGCGTCCAACTGCGTCGAGCGGCACGTGTGCCGCGCGCCGTTGTGCAGCCTGATGTCCGGGAACGGTGACTCCTTCACGTCCCGGATCATCGGGGCGAACCGGCCTCGCGTGCCGAGCATCAGCATCTTGTCGTGGACGATGCGGGCCTGCTGCTGCGTGATCGAGCCGTTGCCGTGGAAGGTGTCGGGCCGATAGAACATGCGCCGCCACCTGCGCGCCGCCTCGCCCTCCGACTTGCCTGACCGGGCTCCCGTCACGAGGAACGCCCTGCGCGCGCGGTGTGACCCCCACGCGAGTTGACCCGGATGCGGGTCCCAGTCGAACCAGAACCGCGTGAAGAAGCGGTGGTCCTCGACGCCACGCCTGAGCACGTACTCCATGCTATGCGGCAGGTTCAGGTCGTCGCGCACTCTCTCCGCGACTGCGGCGGTGGTGCTGTCAGTCGCCATTCTGACCGTTCGTCCCGTTGGTGATCGGCACACCGAAGTCGTCCATCGGGCGCACCGGGGCGTCGTGATCGTCCCCGTTGCGCTTGGGCGCGGTCGAATAGGACAGGTCGATCATGGCGCGCGGAGCCATCGCCACGGTCAACTCCTCCTCGCGCGTCCAGTCGTCGATCTCGTCGATGCGTCCGTCAGCAACCTCGGCGGCGCGCGTGAAGATGGAGGACACGCGGTCGTCTTTGGGGTCCACCAACTCGCGCTCGCCCTCGTGCGCGATGCGCAGCGTGGCCGCCACCGCACGCAACGACGTCGCGTCGTCCCGGGTCACGACGGGCATGGCGGCGATGCGGTCGTGGATCTTCGCCAACGCACCACGCGCCACACCACCGAGGCCCTTGTAGGACGTCAACAGGCGCGTGCGCATTTGCGCTTCCGTCTCTGCGGAGGCGCGGCGTACTTGCGCCGTCACCTCACCGACATGCTTACGGCGTTGTGCCGCCCAATCATCACGTGACGATACGCGCTCCAACTGTCGCAACGAGCAGCCCTTATGCCCTGCGAGCTTGGCTGCGATGGCTTCGAGGGACAGGCCGCTGACCACGTACAGGTCAACGGGGCGTTCTGGCGGTGCCGTGCCTGCCTTACCGCGCATGGCTCACGCCTCGCGGGCGACGGGTCCACGACGACGTGCAGGACAGTCGAGGGAGCCCTCGTTCCTGCGCGTGATCGACGAACCGCAGCGGGCGATCTGACATCCGACGCACAGCTTGGGAGTGGGCGCGCCGGACAGGGGCTCTAGGGCGCGTCCGCAGGGCACGCCGATGCCGTCCCCGGGGCACGAACAGTAACGGGAGTGCGTGGTCATTCGGCAACCTCCCCGAGCACGAGGACGAACCTGCCGCGATCGTGCCGCAGGTAGTACGAACCTGCGGGCAGGGCGAGCAGGGTCGGCCAGTCGGCCCGCTTCCACTTGTCGGGCGTTGCGTCGGCGGCAACACCGAAGGCGACGTTGTTGATCGCACCGCGCCACCCTTCGTCCACCTCATGCAGCGCGAGCGTCTGGTCGGTCAGCATGGACACGAACACGGGGCGGGTGACTTCGGACGTGAAGCGGGCGACGTTGGCCCCGCCCACCTCGACGACGTACTCGGCCCCCTCGTCCACCTTGCGGTCCACGACGACGCAGATCATCCCGGCCACCCTTCGCCCGCGTGCGAGTCGCGGCCCCACGAGCAATAGCAGCCGTTCGTCGAGCAGAAGGCGATCACCGCCTCTTGATAGGGGATGTCGTAGGGCCACGGCATGTCGTTGTACCCGCCCCCGCGCAAGGACAACTCCAACGTCATGCTCGACTTAGCACCCGCGTGCGGGATCGTCGCGGCGGCCCAAGCGTCGAATTGTGCTTGGTGGTACGTCTGCCACGGGTTGGTTCCCCAACGATCGGGGTCTTGCTCCACGTACCGCCCGTTCAACTCCCGCATCTCGAGGGTCGGGTTGCTGTTGTTCTGCCATTGTTGCCCGACGATGAACGCGCCTTGCGCGAGCAGTCCGCGTTGCACGCGGTACTCGTGCACGAAGCGGTTCATGCCTTGCATGTACAGGTCGTCGGTCATGTCGATCCCCTGATATCCGGGGTTGAGCGTGGGGTCGGCAGCGATGGCAGACAGCGCCGTCCAATAGTCAACGTGCAGGCCGTCAGCCCACGTGTACCGTTGCGCCATGCGCAGGGCCAGCCATCGGCACACCTCACCACGCGACAAGTCCCACGCCCACGTTTCGTTGCCGCCGTTGCCTTGGTCGGTGCCCGCGTAGGTGCGGCACCGCGCCATGACGAGGCCACCGCCTGTGGGGATCATCGGCAGGAGGTCGTATCCAAGGGCCACGCCCTCGGTGCAGATGTCGAAGATGGCGTCACCCGCCGACCCGGGGATGCCACCGTTGAACGTGGCGAGCGCGAGCGACCCTCCGACGAGCGTGGTGCGCCCTGCGATCGGCTTCGCCTGATAGCCCACGTTCCCCCACGTCTGCCCGCACGACACGAGGTCGCCCGGGCGCAAGAGGTCGTTCGCAGTCCACGACGGAGGACCGCGCCAGTCGGTGAGCATGAGCTTGGCGTTGGTGTCCAGCGCGGACGGCATGAGGTCGAGTAGCATGACTACCCCACGCCGAGCGTCAGGAGGTTTTGGTTGTTCGACGTGCTCGGCTGTTGTTCAAGGATCAAGACGCCGAGCCCGTCTTCCATGAGGTAGCCATCCACCGCGCTCGTCTCGATCAGGTAGCGGTCGGCAGCCATGCTACGCGACCCTCGTGACGACCAGCGACGTGCCGGTCATAACGGTCGTTGACGTAGTGGTCTGCGACGAGTGCCATAGTTCGAGATCGCCCGAGGCCGTGACGATCACCGACCCCGTGATCTTTGCCATGAAGGTCGTGTTGATGGTCTTCACTCGGTTGGTCGCGCCGCTCGAGTTGCCCATGTTCGGCGACGTCGTTGAGTAGGCGTTTTGCGCCGACGCCATCCCGAAGCCGACCGCCGTGGTGCCGAGCTCGCTCATGGTGCCGATGGCCGCGAGCAGCGTGCTCGACAGGTCCGCATACTGGAACCAGAAGTTCTTGACGGCGGCGGTGCCGGTGAAGTTGATGCCGACGAGCGGGGACACCGTGAGCGTGGCCGATTGGAGCAGGAGGTAGTACTCGAAGGTGTAGGTGCCCGCCTCAAGCGTCACGGGTCCAAGCTGAGTCACCTCCGTGCCGGTCACGGACGAGATCGCGTGATCTGACGTGCACTTGAATACGCGCGGCATCCCCTTGGTCTGAAGGTAGGTCACGAGGTCGGTGAGCAGCGCGTCCTTCGCGACCGACGATTGGACCACCAGAATCGTGTTGGCGTCTGCGAGCGCCGCCGCGTTGGCAAGCAAGGACACCCCGTCCAGTACCTGTTGGAGCGTTGCCTTTTTGCTCGTCCCCGCCTCGTTGACTGCGAACTCGTTGGCGAGGGCGGTGACGGTGACTCCGGTGAGTGCTGAGATTTTGGTATCGGCCACGTCGCCCCCTACTTGTACAGCAGGTTGATGATGATCTCGCCCGTCGCGGGCGCGCCCACGTCCGAATCGAGGATGCCGGTGGTGATCGCGTACCCGATCCCCGTGGCGAACGCGATGCCGTTGGTGAACTCGACGTTCGCCCCGGCGCCTGCCGTGTTACCGGGAATGGCGATGGTCATTACGGGAGTGTCGGTCCCCACCGTCGGGGCCGTCGCCTTGTTGTAGAGCTTCAGGTAGCGCACTGCGGCGTTGATGTTCGAGATGGTCCAGCCGAACACCTGCCCCGCCGATCCCTTGGCACTCGTGGCGTGCGTCGTCCCGGTACTGAGCAGGCGACTGATGAGTAACCCGCCCGTAGTGAGGGGCACGATGCCCGTCTGTCCCGTCGAGTCCGAGGCGATCGTCACTCGCTGAACACCTGTGCCCGAGGCCCCGTTGCCCATCGTGGGGGCGACGCCGTTGATCTTCGTTACCTCGGCGCTCACCACGTCCGTCGCCGTCAACGCACGGATGGTCTGCGGGTTGATGGCTGCGGCCCCGTGGTACAACTGCACGTCGAGGGCGTTGTTGTTCGCTCCCTCTGCGGTCGAAGTCACGTCGGCTGCGGTGGTCGTACCCTTCGCGCCGCCTCGCGCGATCGCCTTGGCGGTGCCGCCCGTGAGCGTGGCGTCTGCCGCCGCGCCCGTGGGCAGGGGCAGCGAGGCCGCCGACACCGCAAGCGTGCCGGTGCCCGCGTTCGCCGTCACCGTGCCCGACACCGTGACGGACCCATCAACCGTGATGGAGTTGCCACCGTCCTGAATGTTCACGGCGGCAGCCCCGGCAGCGTTGTTGATCGTGACGTCCCCGATGTCCACACCCGGTTGCGTCTGCAAGGCCGAGGTTGCCGCCCCGGTGGGAAGCGGCAGGGCCGCAGCCGACACCGCGAGCGTCCCGGTCCCTGCGTTCGCCGTGACCGTACCTGAGACGGGCTGAGTGACCGCAGAGCCGTCCACCTTCACCGCGCCTGCCGCCGACACGGTGGCACGCTGGCCTCGTGTCGTGGCGTCCTCGATCACGTTTACAACGGCCCGCTTCGAGTCGATGCGGGCGGCGGCGGCGTCGTTTTCGGTGAGGGCCGTGCCCGCCACTTCGTCGAAGATGTAGCCCGCAGGCTGCACCTTGGTCGTGCCGTCAGTGAAGCCCGCGTTGTCGGCCACGGCCAACCCGCCGAGGGTCGCCTCGGTCGCTGCGCCCGTCGGCAGTGGGAGGGACGCGGCAGAGACGGCCAGCGTGCCCGTGCCTGCGTTCGCTGTGACGGTGCCGCTGACGGTCACGGTGCCCGACACGCCGACCGTACCATCCACCGTCAGGGAGTTGCCGCCGTCCTGCACGTTGACCGCCGCCGCGCCCGCCGCGTTGTTGATGGTCACGTCACCGATGTCCACGCCGGGCTGCGTTTGCAACGCGGACGTCGCCGCGCCTGTCGGCAGGGCCGAGCGCGTCACGTCCACGTCGAGCCCGTTGGCGGCGTCGGCGAGGGCAAGGTCGGTGGCGGCTGCGCCTGCGATGCGCACCCGCTGCCGCAGCACGGTGTTCGCGCCGACGGTCAGGGTGTCGTTGTCCACCTTCTTGCCGGTGTAGGTGGCGTCGTCTCGGAGTTTGAGGATCTCGTCAGCCATGAGGTCAGGCTCCTGTCGGGCTAGCGGAAGCCCTCTGTGCGGTTCTGAACAAGCGACATGAACTCGGCACGGAGCGTGGCGTCGTCGCGGAAGCGGCCCCGCATCTCGCTCGTGGTCATAAGCGCGGGCGTCCTGACGCCGCGCATAGTAGCGCACAAGTGCTCGCCAGCGCCAACCACGGCCACGTTCTCGCCCACCCTCGACAACAAGTCGTCCGCGATCTGCGCCACGAGGCGTTCCTGCATCTGCAACTGACGGGCGTACTTGTGGGCGATGCGGGCGAACTTCGACAGCCCGAGCACGCGTTCACCCGAGAGGTAGCCCATGGCGAGGTCGCAGGAGAAGGGCAGCAGGTGGTGCTCGCACAGGGACCACACGCGGATGCCGCTGACGACGATCAACTGATCCACCTTGTCCGAGGCGAAGGTCGTACCGAGGCGATCCTGCTCTCCATCAAGGAACTCGGCCCAAAAGCGTGCGACGCGCGCAGGCGTGTCCGCGATCGACGGGTCGTCCGTCTCGTAGCCGCACGCGCGCAGCAGGAGGCCCACGGCCACGGCCACGGCGGGTTGATTCACCTGTCCACTACGCCTATCGGCCACGGTCGGAGCCCCACAACGCGATATGCAGGCGCGGTGACACGGCCACACCGTGCATCAGCGCGGTCGCGACGACGTTGAGTGCGCTGCCGAGCCACGCCGTGTGCGTGCGCCCTTCGGGCAGGATGAAGATGCTCGAGCGGGGGAGCTTGTACACCGTGGCGAAGATCATCGCCTCCTCCACGTCCTCGGGCAGCTTGCAGACGAACTTCCACGCCACCTTGGACGCGCCCATGTCGCGGAACGCCTTGATCGCCTCGGGCCGCAGGGAGAACTTCGCGTCGTTGCCCGACAGCGAGAGCTTCGGGCTCACCACGTACAACGACACGGCCACGTCGGGCGCGGGTGCGGTCGTGCCCGCAGTCTCCACGTCGATCGACCACCCCTCCTCGCGTAGTGTGCGCGCGAGTGCGGACCAGCGGTCCTGCTGAAGCATCGGCTCGCCGCCCGTGATCACGAGGCGGCGGACGAGCCCCGCCTTGCGGTTGATCGCGTCGAGCACTTCTTCCGCGGGCATGGCGTGACGCTCCTGCTCGCGATCGAACCTCTGCCAGTCCCACGAGTACGGCGTGTCGCAGAAGCGGCAGGCGAGGTTGCACCCCGCCAGCCGCAGGAACACGGCAGGCTGCCCGGTCATGGGCCCCTCGCCCTGCACGGTCGGGCCGAAGATTTCGTTCACGTAGAGCACGGCGTCAAGCATCGGGGCTCCACGAATAGCGCGCGGTGGTCTTGGGCGTCTCGCTGACTTCGACCCACGTCACGCTCGTGTAGCGCGTGGCCACGTGGCGGTAGATCAGCATGGCCATGACTTCGGCGGTGGTCTGCTTGCCCTTGAACATGGGCAGGTCGTTCAGGTTGCGATGGTCCATCGTCTCGTTCAGCCACAGATTGATCGGAGACAGGTCGCCGTAGTCGCGCACCCACCCTTCGGCGGTGAGGCCCGCCGCCGTGAACGCCACGGTGACGCGGTAGTTGTGCCCGTGCAGTCGCGCGCATTGATGCTCGGGCGGCAGGCCGTCGAGTTGATGCGCTGCGGAGAACTCGAACGTCTTGGTGATGGTGAACAAGTCACGCCTCGTAGGTGGAGGGGTCGATCACTTGCGCGAGCGCGAACGCTTCGCGCCGCTCGGTGCACGTACCGCACTTGCCACAATGTTCCTCGCGCCCCGCGTAGCACGAGTACGTCAGGTGCAGCGGTACCCCAAGCCGAACTCCCATCAGGGCGATGCTCGCCTTGGTGAAGTCCGTGAACGGTGCCACGAGACGCACCTTGTGCCAGTCGGCGAGGTACAGCGCGCGCTCGAACGCGGACATGAACTCCGGTCGGCAGTCGGGGTAGATGGCGTGATCGCCCGCGTGCGCGGCGTAGGCGATCCAATCGGCCTTCACGCTGATCGCCCACGCACCAGCGATGGCCAGCATGAGCATGTTGCGGTTCGGCACCACGGTCGCCTTCATCGACTCCTCGGCGTAGTGCCCGTGCGGCAACGGAACGTCGTCGCTCGTCAACGCTGACCCCGCCAGCAGCGGCTTCAACGACGACAGGTCGGCCACGCGATGCTCGACGCCGTAGTGTGCCGCGATCAGTCGCGCCGCATCGAGTTCCCGCACGTGCCGTTGCCCGTAGTCAATCGACAGCGTCCGGCAGTCGGTCCCTCCGCGCAGCAGATGCCCGAGCAGCACGGTGCTGTCCATCCCGCCCGACAACAAAACAACCGCCGCTCCCATCAGTTTTTCCTTTCGCGGGCTTTCAGCGCCCCGTTGTTTTCACCCGGGTTGTTCCCGTTGCACGACAACCGGACTGAGGGTGCGATTTCTCTCCCGCTGCCGATGGTGGCCAGCCGTACGTGTGGTCCGTCCGCGTCAAGGAGGGCCATCTCTTTCGGCCACCGTCGCCGCGCCTGCTGCTCGAGGTCAAGGTACCAGTCAACCTCAGCGCGCATGTTCTGCCTTGTCCCCCGCCACGACAGCCGCGTGTTGCCGTACGCTTTCCATTGACCGAAGCACGCCGGTCCCATCTCCCACGACGAGGCGTCGGTGCTGTGGAACGGTAGGCCGAGCACACCCGCCGCGCTGCCGAACCCGAACCCGTGAATCTTCTTCGGCCACACGCGCGTGAAGCACTGAGCCGCCCACGCGAGCTTGGCCTTCTCGCGCTTACGCGCCACCCCGCCGAGAGCGATCTTCGGGTAGTCGCGGGCCAGTTGCTTGAGCACGTCAACGGGCTCGCCGAAGTGATAGCACGGGATCGCCGGGACGCCTGCGGCCCAGAGCGCCTCCGTATTCTTCAACCCGGCGCGCCAGTTTCCAATCACGTCGAGCGCGAACACCTCGGTCAACAGCGGGTCGGTCGCCAGAAGGTGCTTCGCCGTCTCCGTGTAGGCCTCAAGCTCGATCACCTTGCCCTTCATGTAGGCGGTGAACGCCCCCGAGTCCAGAGCCCAATCCCGCATCGCGTACATGCCCCTCACGCGCATGCGCTGGAAGGGCTTGAGGTATACGTACGAGCACAACAGCGCGGGCAGGTGCTCGGGGTCACTCGCCATCGGGGCTCCCGTGGCCGAGCACGGCAACGATCCACGCCACCAGCGGCAGGTCGGTGCCGGTGCGCTCGTGCGCCGCGTTCAGCGTCGTCCACTCCTCCTCGTTGAACGTCAGGTGGTGCAGGTGGACTCCGGGTTGGTCGTCGAGTTGTGCCATCGGGGGAGCCACCCAATCGGCGTTGAGCAGCGGTGCCAGTTCGTCGTCGCTCCACCCGAGGCGGTGCAGGTTCTCGCCCGCCGCGTTCATGCGCTGCAACTCCTTCGACAACGCCTCGTAATCCCACCGCGCAAGCTCGGCGGTGCGGTTGTCGTAGAGCGCGAGACGGGTCTTTTGTTCGGGCGTCAGGTTCGTCCGGCGCACGGCGATGATCTCGTTGCCGTCAGCCTCGACCACGCGCACGCGTTCGATGCCCGCGTTGCCTGCGGCCTCAATCGTCGCGTTGCCCGCGAGGACGACACCGTCCTCGTCGATCACGATGCTGCGCGCCGCGCCAACGTCCTTGAGGGCTTCCTCCAACGTGCCGACGTTCGCTGGCGTGTGCTCGCGCACGTTGTGCGGGTCGGGCGTCAGGTCTCGTAGGTGCGTGATCTCGCGGCGCGCGGTCGCCCCCGTGGCAGGGGTGGGGGTGGGCGTTTGCCGGGCGGGGCGGGTGGGGCGGGTCGCCGGGGGCGGTGCCAAGCCCCCCGCAACCGCCCGAGACGCCCCCACGCCCCGGATTTGACCCACTCCGGGGGCCTGTGGGGCGGTTCCCGCCCTACGGGGTTGCCCCGGGGTGGGGGTGGCGGGTGGGGCGGGAACGCGGGGCTTGGGCTTTGAACCCCGTACGGGCGACGTACGGCCCCCTGTGGTCCCCGTGGTACGCGGCGGCGTGGTGCGCTTACCTGCCACGGCGCACCGCCTTCACGCGCCGCCACCGCTCGGTGCTGCCGCTGATCCTGATGTCGATGCCGTACGCCTCGCGCATCCACCGTTGCTTGCGCAGGAAGTCGCGCGTGATCAGCCCGTTCTTGAAGTCTTCCACGACGTGCCTCCTTGACTCGGTTTCGGTGTACGTGAAGTCGGCGATGTACACGTCGATCAACACGCCTCCGGTGAACACGACCCGAGCGCCATCCAGCCGCAACTCGAACCGTACTTGATACTGCAAGTCCTCGATCGCCCCGCCGCGCTGCATCGCCGCCAACAGGACGCCGCGAACGGCCTCGCCCTTCGACCCGTACGCGCGCAGGTCGCCGCGCACGTCTGGCGCGGCCACCTTGCGCACGCCGTAGCGCGAGCGGTGCCGCAGCCCGGGACATTGAGGCGACAGTCGTGTGGCGGTGCATCCGGCCTTGGCGCAGGGACCGCACAGGGCGGCGGTGCCGCGACCTTGATGCTCGCGGAAGGTACCGGCAGGACGTGAGTGCCCGGACGGGCAGACGCAGCGCGGTCGCGGTGACATGAGTTGGACCCCGCCCGGGCCGATCGTCGGCGCGCAAGTGGGTTACGCACGGACTGGCTCAAGGGCGGGGCAGGCGCACGCTATCACGACCTCGGGGCTTGAGCAAAAAAAAACGCGGGGCACCGACCCGAAGGCCGACGCCCCGCCGTGCTCCCCTTCTACTACTCCCGCAGCCGCAGCGCGCGCACCTCACGCGCCAGCGCGAAGATGGCGGTCAGCAAGGCCCTCACCATGAACGCCTCACGCTCGCCGCTCCGCTCGTGCGACTGGCGGATGTAGTGTGCTTCGCCCGCCGCGCGGTACTCGGCCACCTCAAGATCAGGCGG